GCGAATATTGTTTATGAGGATGACCGTTTCACTGTTGTGACTCCACAAACACATAAGGCAAGTTGTTATTATGGTGCAGGTACTAAATGGTGTACCGCTTCTATGAATGGTTCTTCACATTTCGATAACTACAATGTAGAGGGTAAACTTTTCTATATCTTAGATAAAAAGGCAAAAAGTAATGACAAATATTATAAAGTAGCTTTATTACAAAAATATGACGGAGATAAAACATTCTATGATGCTCCTGATAAAGCTTTTACTTCTGGATGGATATTAGGTACGCCAGAGTATGACGAAATTCAAAGCGCCGTTGATAAATACATTAATACTAACTACCAAAGAGAAATTAATATCTTTAAAGATAAAGAAGCGGCTAAAGTAGAAAGAGAAAGATTAAGAAAAGTGGCTGAAAGACGTAGAGTTGCTCAGTTAAGGATTGCTGCGGACCAAAGAAAAGAAGAAGATTCATGGAATTTAGAGGGCGAACCTGACCAAGAAGGTCTGTATGCTAATGCGGTATTTGAAGTTATGGTTGATAACTACGGCGTAGTTGTTGAGGATGATGGTGAAGAAGAAGACGAACGTGAAGGTATATATGATTTAATCCCGTCACAGTATAGTCATTACAATTTACCGACATTTGAATGGGTAGGTAATGATGATACAGGAATAACATTTGCCGTTGGTACTTGGGATGAAGTTTATGAAGCGGCTAAAGAGTATCAACAAAACTTATGGGACGACACAGGAGCTGAGGGTTGGAGTAAATCGTTTATTGAAAGTCATATTGATGAACAGCAAGTTAGGGAATATTTTTATGATATGTTTGATGACGATGTAAGTAATAATTATGAGTCATATTTTGACGAAGATGACTTACCACTTTCAGATGAACAAGAGTCTCAAATAGCCAAATTAAAAGAAGAGGCTGAAGAGTTAGATGAGATAACTCGAAATGAAGATGATGTATATAATGAAGATGAGGTAGAGTTGGCTGAAGATAGATACAACGAAATAGATAGTGAAATAACTGATATCCAATCTGACCCTGAAGGTGAACCAACAGTGGAACAAATAGAGGATGTGGTTAATAGTCGAGTTGATGACGCTATGTATGATATAATTCAATCAATGGAAGAACATATGTTAAGTATAGATGACTATATCGATACAGATGCATTATTTGAGTCAGCAATTGATAGCGATGGTGTGGGTAATTCTCTTAGTAGTTATGATGGTGATGATAACGAAGTAATGATAAATGATACTTGGTATCACGTTTTTAGAACAGAATAATGAAGTTATTAAATTTAATAGAAGGTAGAAGAGAAGATATTCTTAGTCGTTTTGATGAGAACCCTGAGTTACGCAAAACAGTTGAGGAATTCTTAGACCATGAATTCAATAAGAAAACAAATTATAAATATGTAAATTGGGTACTTAAAAGAAATTTTGATGACTTTGGTAATACAATTATACCATTACAACAAGCCGTAGATAATCTTGAAAGGTTCGATAAGGTAGGAAAGAATCTAAAGTATAAAGATATCAACCAATATAAAAACATCCAAGACTTAATTGATACTATTGAAGTTTACGGTGACACAAAAAGTGAAGAAAAAACTAAAGTAGAAGAGGATACATCAAAGATATATGAGGACTCTGAAGTTTTAATAGTTAAACCACTTAGTCAAAAATCATCATGTTATTATGGTCAGGGTACCAAATGGTGTACGTCAGCAAAGGTGGGTGGTAACGCATTTAATGCATATAATGATAGAGGTCCTTTATATTACTTCATATATAAAAATATAAATAAAGATAATGATTATTATAAAATAGCTATTCATTATAACGTAGCGGAGGATAACTACGCTCTTTTTGACGCTAAAGATAATTTTAATAATAATCTTTTAGGTTTTTTGAAAACAAATCCCGCTTTTAAGTCGATTGAAAAAGATATTGAAGAAAATCATAAGATTGATAAAAGTAAAAATCAATCAATTATGTTAGTCAATCTTTTAAGGAGTAATAATTTTAAGTTTAATAAAATAAGAAGATACGTACTTTACGATAAACCAGTTCAGATAATTGGAAATCGTAATTATGGATACTCCTTTACAACATTAGGTAAATATGGTGTGGATGAGATTACAATTAGGCCAAGTGATAACGGTGATGAAATAATATTTAACTCCCGAAAGCATAATATTATTGATAGAAGACCTACGTATGAAATGGTAGAGTATCTTGACTCAAATTCAGACCCACATGATATAGACCATTTATTAAGTAAAAATACTATACATACCAACTATAAAGTTATTAGAGATTTATTTAATTTCTTTATTGAAGAATTACATGAAGAGTTAAGTGTAGGTAATCAAGAAGGTTTTAAATTTTGGAGCCCTATAAACTCACAGTCAACTTATCGATTTGAAAGTAGAAATCCCGACAACTCTTATATTAAATTTTTAAATTATATAATTGAGCAAACAAATGAAGGTGAACCAGCCAGTAAGAGAGACTTCTTACTTAATGTCTTAGAAAAAGACCCTGAACAAGTAGTATTTTCAGGATATCTATCAACAATGTTCAGTTCAATGAAAGATGCTGGACTCGTTAGTCTTTACAGAGCCGATACTTCGCCTTATTTTAGGTACAAGATTGGGCCCAACTACAATGCTTGGGAAAAAGAAAGACTAAAGAGAATATGAGATTAGATACAAATTGGATTTTACAAGAACCTATAGATTTAGAGCATAAACAATATGTTCTATTAGATTATATTAACAAAGTTGATAAAGACTTTGATAACTTTAAATTATACCCTTCTTTTCAAGAGTTATCGGTACATATAGCTAATCTTGGGTCAATTAAAAAACGCTCTAAATATATTACGCTTAATCGAAAACCTGAGGATATTGATGATGAAATTTTAATCGATGACTTAAAATACCATAATTTAAATTATGGTGAAGAAACTAAAGATGAGATATTAAAGATTATAAAGTATTCTGAAAGTAAATTAACTGACCTATTTTTGATTGGAAAATCTATATGGACATTACTATATGATAGTGTTACTATAAAAATAGTTTTTAATAGTCTTAATAGTGACAAACCTAAACCAGGTATAGGGTTTTTTTATTTGGTTTATGATGAAGAATTACATGTGTATCAATATAGAATTAATACGATAACTAAAACAACGAATGAGAATAAATGTGACGTAAAACAAATATACCAAGGAAATGTTATTGACGTAACTGACAAAGATGAAATGGTTAAATTAATTAAACAACACTATAATAAAATACCTCATTTTAATTCTTCTAAACAAGATAAAATGTTATTAAATATTGAAAGTTCATTCCCAATATTTAGAGTTAGGTATGAGGATAAATTCCCATTAGAAGGTTCATTATTATCTATCGCTAAGAGAAAAATTATGAATTACATATTCCAAACGATTAAAATTCAAGAGTTAAAATCATAAAGTTTTGACGGATATTAAAATTAAGAAACCAGACCATATTGTGTGGGACGAAAATAATCAAAAGTACCACGCAAATATTTTACCATACGGTAGTAGTGTTTCGGCACCCGTTATTAAAATTGAAGATATTTCATCATATAAACAAAGTAGCGTAAATAAAATACAAACTAAGTTTAATAAGAAGTATCAAGAATTGGTTGACGAGTATAATAATTTAGTTGATGAAGTTAAATTAAATCAAATAGTTTATGAATCTAAATTTTCTTTTGAGCCAATAATTGGTCATATTTATTATCTTTATTATGGAAATGATGGAAAATATTTCTTATCATTAATTGAACCTGAAATGTGGGACCAAGAATTTATATTAAGTGTTGAATTAGATTCTGGTCACAAATGGGTATTAATAAATAAACCATAGTCACTAATGAGTCTACAAAATCCTAAAGATGTTAATGTAACCGACAATACTGTATCGGTTATATTAGCGGGTGGTTTAGGTAATATGATGTTCCAGGCAGCGACCTTAATGGTCTATGCTAAAGAAATGGGTTACGACCCATTAATAGGTTATTGGACAACACACCAATCAGAAAGTTCTAAGTTTAATGTACACCTTAATCGAAATGGTAGAAATATACATTTTGACCCATGGGGTGGACACCTATTAAAAGACCCACATATCTCATTTGGAGATGTTTACCCTCAACTTCCTTGGTTCGATAGTCGACCTAATGCCTTTAATTGGTGGTTTGACCAAAGTCTTGGATGGGATATTGATACGGGTGAGGGAGGTGTTTATTATGACTTAAAACAAAAAGTTAAACCACCATATCTATTTCAAGGTTATTTTTTTAATAAATTATATTGGCACCATCAACGAGATTATATCTTAAATTTATTTAATCCAGATAAAAATATAACCAATTATATTGAATATAATTATGGGGAATTATTTGATAAAAGTATTTCACTACATTTACGAATGGGTGGTGGTAGACAAGATAACTTTTTTAATATACCTAAAATACCTGGTGAGTGGGTTGGTAAAATATTAAATGAGTATGGGGAGGACCATAAAGTGTTAGTGTTTTCAGATAACTTAGAGTTAGCCAAAAATTTCGTAGACACTTTAGGTTTCCCTAATCATAAATTTGTTTATATTGATGAAGACCCCTATATTGCGGTTCACATGATGAGTATGTGTGATAGACATATTTTATCTAACTCGACACTATCATTTTGGGGAGCATACCTTGATAAGAAGCAAGAAAATGAGTATACTTTCATACATGAGACTTTTTTCGAAAGACATCCTCACAGTATGATACCTTACGATAAATGGAAAATTAATTATTAAATATAAAAAATTATGAATGATATACCAAAAACAATTATGAGTAAAATCGAAGGTAAACTTAGAATACCTATCCATATTAACTATATTGCAAGTTTCATAGTAAAAGACTCTATTGAAAAAACTAAGGTATTATTAGATAAATTAATTGATGATAATATTGTTATTGAAAGTGAGAACGGTAAGGGTTATTATGTCTTAAAGTCAAATAAAAAGTAGATGAATAAAAAAGAACTAGTAACGCATCCTGAACATTATGGGGGTGAAGATAATCCGTATGAAGTCGTTAAAATTGCTGAAGCAACCGGAATAGATAAAGATGCGTATCTTTTTAATGTATTAAAATATATTATAAGAAGTGGTAAGAAAGACGATAACCCACCTGTTCAAGATTTGAAAAAAGCTTTATGGTATTTAGATAGAAGAATTAAAACAATAGAAACCCAAAATTAAATTATGAATCAGACAACATTAGATTACATCGAACAAGAATTAACTAAACTCGATAGAGGAATTGTGGTTACACCAACAAGAGAATATTTAGAATCTTTTACTGAAGCAAATAATGGTGCCAATGATTTTCTATTAATGCAATTATCTATAAATTTAGGGTATCAAATGGCCTTACAAAACTTAAAAGATGAATTATTAACTATAAAAGAAATACCTTGTTAAAAAATGGAAAAAAATAAAATATATTCAGGTGACGGAAGAAAACTAATGTCAGAAATGAATGAAAAATCAATAGATTTAGTAGTTACTAGCCCACCTTATGGTGTGGGTATTGACTATGATAGTTGGGATGACGATAAAGAAATATCCGAGTATTGGAAATTTACTAGAGAATGGTTAAGAGAGACCTATAGAGTGCTTAAAGATGATGGTCGCGTGGCTTTAAATATTCCTTATGAAATAAATAGGCAAACTAAAGGAGGTAGAATTTATTTTTCTGCTGAGTTTTGGATGATTATGAAGGAAATTGGATTTGGTTTCTTTGGTATTGTTGATTTAGAGGAAGACTCACCTCACCGTTCAAAGACAACTGCTTGGGGAAGTTGGATGAGTCCATCTTCACCATACATATATAACCCTAAGGAGTGTGTAATACTTGCGTATAAGAAAAAACATAAGAAAGATATAAAGGGAACACCCCAATGGAAAGGAGAGTTTCAGATGGTACCTAATGAAAAAATAGAGGGGGAATTTAGAAAAAAATTAGTCTATGAGGATAAAGATAAGAAAGATTTTATGTCTTTAGTATTTGGCCAGTGGAATTATTTTGCGGATACAAGACAAAAAACCAAGGCTACTTTCTCATTAGATATACCATATAGAGCAATTAAAATCCTATCTTATAAAGAAGATGTGATTATGGACCCATTTAACGGAAGTGGTACAACGTGTTTAGCTGCTGAGATGTTAGGTAGACCATGGATTGGTATCGACATTAGTAAAGGTTATTGTGATGTCGCTAGAGAACGTATTAAAACGTATCAGACTGAACAAAAACAGTTAAAATTAGTGTTAGATGAACATTCGAGAGATTAGAATTAATAACAAGAATAGTATCACTATTGTAACTATAGATAACCATATTAAAACATTTAAAAAAGAAAACCTAAATGGACTACAAAGGACATGGTTTGATAATGTAATTGCATGTTCAATATCATTAATACATGAAACCCCTACAAAGTGAGGGGTTTTTTGTTATTGTAGATATTTATTAATAAAAGTTTTATGTCAAGATTAATAATAAAAGAATCGGAATTATCTCAAATACGTAAAATGTATCTAATTGAGAATGTAGAAGACAAGAAAGATGGGACGACTATGAAGGCTAGCCAAGTTTTTTGGGACTTTATTAAGTTTGAAGAAGGTGACCCAGAAAAACCTAACGGTTCAATAAAAGAACCCGTTTTAAAAGCATATAAAGACACTAGCGACGTATGGACAATAGGTTATGGTCATACAGGTAAAGACGTAAAACCAGGGTTAGTTATAAATAAAGAACAGTCCTTAGACTTACTTTATAAAGATGCGTCGGAGGCGGCTGACTGTGTTAGAAGATTTTTAGGGGAATGGAAAGAATTAGATTTAGAGACTTATATGTTGACACAAGGACAATTTGATTCGTTAGTGTCTTTAGTTTTTAATAGTGGATGTGGCTCTGTTAGGATGTCAAGATTCATACAGTACATCAAATCGGGTCAAAATAAAAAAGCAACTGAAAGTATTCTAAAATACAAGGCTTCGAATAATGGTCTTAAGAATAGAAGAAAAAAAGAAAGTAATATGTTTATATCATGAAAAAAATAATTAAAGAATCGGGATTAAGAAATATCAACGACTTATCTAAAAGATATGAGAAAGCTAAAATATATTTTCATCAAGATTTAGATGGTGTAACAACTGCCTTAGCTATGAAAAATTATTTAGAGAATAACGGAATTAAAGTAGTTGATTCTGAAATAATACAATATGGGGATAAGGAGTTTGCAGTTAAAAAACAAGACGCACAAGGTGACACAATGCCGGTTTTAGTTGACTTCGCTCACGGTAAACCAATGTTTGTTGTACATACTGACCACCATGATAGTCAAACTGGGGTAGAAGGTGATACTTCAACATCATTTAGGTCATCACGGTCTAATGTAGAAACATTATCGCAAATAATGTCACCAAAAGATATCTTCACATCTGATGATATCAGGTTAATATCTACAGTTGATTCTGCCGATTTTGCTAAATATGGGTTGGAACCACAAGATATTATGAATTTTGTATTTAAACTACAAAAAGATAAGTCATTACAGAAAAATAAAATGGCGTTAGGTTTAGCGACTAACAAACTTATGTTAGCGTATAAAAATAAACCAGGATTTATGGAAGATTTAGTTATGTCTTCGCAACCTTCACTTTTAAACATATTCCAAAATATTAATAGATTAGCGGCGGAAAAAGGTTATGCGTTACCAGAAGAGATGGCGTTACATCAGAAAGACTACGTTCAGAAACAAAAAGATAGTGATAAAGTTTATGTTGATGATGGTATTATAGTACAATACGGAGGTGGTTCAATGTTTAAACCTGGTTCTTATGACCGTTATACTCCATTCAAAAATAATCCTGAAGCGGACTTTATAGTAATTGCGTGGCCAATGGGATTAGTACAAGCATCATGTAATCCATTCAAAGGTGAAAGAGAATTAAAAGGTGTTAACTTAGGGGATATAGCCCAAGAAGTATTAAGTAAATGGGAGAGTCAATTAAGAGAAAAGATAATTCCTTTATCGACTATTAAATGGATATCTGAAGGTAATAAACAATTTGGTGAGGAGTCAGTTGGGTTTACAAATGCAGATTTAGAGGCTTTTTATGGTGATAAAGTTCGTTCTATGGGTGACGGAGATGCTTATATGGAGAAATTAAAAGTAATCATGGACAAACCATCTACTAAGTTAACTGAAGATGAGTGGGCAATATTAGATAAATTAGGTGTACCGGCATGGGAAATGATTCAAGCTAACTCAGGT